ATTAGCGTGCGCGTGAACACACTTGCTGGGAAACATTACACCCAGAACACTGAGCCCACCACTAGCAGGTCGTTAGTCTGCTAGAAGATTTAATCAGTGTGTCTCTATAGATGGGGCAGATACGCTGCCACCGCCGCCGTGAGAAACCCCGAACGGTACCATGGTCACCCACCCCAACCCTGCCAGTTTACCTCTTCTGGAAGGGCACAACCTCCTAGTTGGTTGTAAGTGACCACGCCCGCCCCCACCGGGACCCCCCACCGCTTGCTCACGAGATCCAAGCATTCCACAAATGCGAATCGCCCGTCACCGTCTGAATAAGAAGAGGAGCCAAGTAGCGCACACTAGGTAGGAGCGCAATCAACCTGCTCAAAATGACCGACTGCGTCATCTTAGCAATTGCCCCAACCGAATCCAACGCCGTGAAATCACTGCACCCGCGGGTGGTGTCGCAAGCCGCTAGGCCTGAACCGTACCCCAAGAACTGACCTGCCCAGTCATACAAGGCAAAGTCAATCGAGGCACCAGAGAGTAACGTCGTCGGTGAGGCACTAGACTTAACCGTAGTCGCCTCATGCACAATAGTTCCCTTCCTCAGCGATCCAATGTCAAAAGCATAGGGGGCAATACCGCCATACCAGGTCGGACCACCCACCAACATGGGTGCGCCCTGACCTGACATAACGGCCCCTACCAGTCCGGTTGACAGCGAGATCCCAGATACCGAAGAGGCACTGGAAACCCCGTAGGTGGCCTGACTAGCCGTTTGCATGCCTCCAGCAGGAGTTTGCTCCACAGCAAACTCCAACTCGTAATGTGCTTCCAAAGTCAAGCTCCTGACCACATCCAGGCCCGAGGCAGCTATCAAAAGTTGGCCGCAATACGTTGTCCGGGGTTCGTTCACCCGACCAGCAGTGTACCGCCAGTCGACTCCAGCCATTAGCATGCGAGAGTCCGCGACCAAAGAGACACCCTGCCACACATTTCCCGCTGCTGACATAACATTCCCCATCAGATCCCCTACAGTCGTAGGGGCTGGATCAGTGGGATCCGTATCAATGGCTAGATAAATCAGGCCACTGGCGCTTGTAGGAGCGCCTGAAATGAGATTGAAAGTCAGCCGACGAATGCGGTACTTTTCGTAGCAAGGAGCAATGTTGCTCAACCAGGGGAACATGAGCACGTTCCCCGGATGGATCAGACGCGTAGAGTCCGACAGAGAGGTTGTAACATTAAAGGCGCCCTGAGCAAGGGCCACCTCCATCGCAACTTCCATCCTGCCGACCACCACCGTCCTCGATGTTCTGACGCCAAACTGGGTTGCCACAGCGCTTGGCATCATGGTGCGCTGTGTAGTCATAGTTGAATCGAGCTCCCTGACCGAGGAGCGACGACTGCGCTTTTTAGACAGCTGCGCCTGCTGTGTTTTACGTTGCCTTTGCATGTTGTATTGGATACCAGACTTGCGACTGGGACTGTACATCACCGCCAACTTTCGCTCAACCGTGCAGTCTCTCGGCATTCGGTTAGCACCTTTCGGTTTTGGTTGACTCTGGGGGTGACCCAATTTGAGTGCGCAGCAGGACTTAGCCACGCACAACGGGACACGGGTGGGATCAAATCCACCAGTGCTCCGCGGCTCCCTCCACAGAAGTGGTTGCCATAGGGAGCGCCTCTGCAAACGTATCTTCCCAAGCGAGTTGCTCACTGGGTGTGAACCCAAAAGCTCGCCAAAAGGACACGCGTGCGTCATCGGAGATTGGAAGTTGCTTGGCTTGCAAGCCGTGAGCGAGACGCAGGAATCCAGACTCCAAAATGCGCTGGTCCCTCATCGTCCCCGCACAGCTACCGCGACCAAACGTCTCATAGTACTGCTGCATCATTGGGATGCCGCAACAGAGCGAAAGACCGCCCTGCGCCACCACATACCTGTAGTGCGCGTACTCCACGTCGTCGCGGAAACTTTGCAACATGGTGCTGTCTTTGGAAATGGCAGTGCGGACGTTTCGAACCATGCGCCACGCCACGCCATCCCACACTGGATGTGTTTGACAGAACTCTACCTGTTCCAACACACGAACAGGCTCCTCGACAGTCATTATAAACCCGAGGCTCCCAAAGAAAGTTGGAAGGCTCGCAAACTTGGGGAGGTCTCCATCCTCCACGATCACAACGCAATCGTCTCCATTGTTGAGCAACCGCCATTTCGCAACGTGGATGGAATGCATATAGGCGTACACCATAGCGCACATGACGAGGCAGTTACCAAGCGCTGTGTTCATGTCGCCACTTGCACGGCAACCTTCGCGCTGGTACCTGTAGGTACCGTCCGGAGTAGACGCAAACCCAGTATTCACCAACTGGCACTGCAATGCTCTAGCAATCTCCGCACGGTCCTCGCCCTTGTAGAACAAGGCATACACCGAATGCTCCCACTCAAGGATGGGCCTGGAAATGTGCTGATCAAACCGACTTGCGTCGAGCCCAATCCCCACGGGTTTCCGGAACTCACCCCACGCTGCAGCCATGTGGCCACCCACCTCGAACGCGTTGTAGCCCTTCATTACTGTTGGGCCTCCGCATATGCTGTCAATTATGCGGTAGATCGGATGCTCCAAATGCCTAAGATAACGCCCAACGACGACGTTATACTCAGGGGCGCGCGGCTGAATCACCCTCGGTACCAGCCGCTTTCCAGGGGTTGCTTCGATCTTCTCATGCTTAATGAAAGTCTTAAGCACCGACCAACCCTTGGACCACCCTCGCTCACTAACCTTCTGCGCTGCCCGTTCGTACAACGCCCGCCTCGAACCCGTGTAACAAGCTGGATATTCCAGAACAGGCACAGGGATGGAAACAAACGCTGCTCGCCGCACTTTGCGCATAAAACCGGTGAGGATATTCTGCACCACCTCCCGTTGTGGTACATGTGGAGCACTCGCCACGCCTTGCACGACATGATAGAACACTCGCTCACGCAAGGCCGTAAGCATGTTCGTAGCGCAGTCTGAAAACGACACAAACTCCTTGGAACCACGGAACCCCGACACTCCAACAAGCGCATGATCGCGCTCACGTCTTGCGTCTCGCCTGACCAAGACCACCTCCCCACCGTCGGGCACCACGCTGTGCACAACGATGGGAGTTAGTCGCTTCAGGCCAAGGGTTTTGGGTTCTCCGCGCCCACGCGGATAACCCCCTCTTTACCTGCACAAAGAGCATAGATCCGCAGGTACCATGGCATGTCCACCACACGCGCGTCCAATGCTGCATTCCTCCTGCCCAGCAATTCCACTGAGCATAGCGCCTCCTTGGCCTCAATCTCCGCATTAGATGGCGTCAAAATCGACGCCGCGCAAACGTTAACAAATGCAACCTTATGGGCTTGCCGCCAGTTCTCGGCCACACGATGCTCATCAAAATGCTTTGTGGCTCTTTCGACCGCGACCTTCCAATCTGCAGTTGTGTAACGCGGGCACTTCAGGTGGACCCTGAGCTCCTGTCCCGCTTCGATTGCCAATCTCCGCATCGGTGTCGGCCGGGGAATGGGTAGAGGATCACTTTCGGGCACAACTTGTCCCCATGATCCATCAAACCCACCTTCTGCGCACCCAGCAGCCAGCGATTGTGCCAGCCCTGACCCGAAACCCGTCCTCTTGACGTACCCAACTGAGTTCCTCCGTACGAAGCTACTGTACTCGAACCTGCACCAGGCAATGTACGCCGCAATCACCCCCATGGCAACGAGGGAAACCGCAGCGCCCATCACCCACAACACGAAGTAAAGGGCATTCACCATCGCGCTCAGAAATCAAGGGCTTGTTAGCTTCC